TTGAGGATTATTTCAATGATATCGACTTCCTGTTTGACTCGATTCAGGCAAGAATTGAATGGACAATTTTGACCGCAATGTCAAAAACAAAACTTCAACTTTCAGCTACCAATAACCCCATGGGTATAATCAATGAAACGGTCATTGATTTCGGAATGCCATCAGCCAACAAAAAAGTTGTTGCTGTAACATGGACTACTGGCCATTCTGCCACCATGACACCTTTGGCCGACTTCAAAAAGGTTGTCAAAGCTGGCCGTGATGCTGGCATTTACTTCCAGAGAATTCTTATGCACCCGGACGCATTCGATCTGATAACAGGTTGTGATGAGTTCCAGACCGCTTGTAAATCCCTTTTAATTGGTGAAAGCCAAGTTCTTGGGATGATGGGTCTGGAAACCGTCAACAAAGTTCTCACCTCGTTCCGTCTGCCGTCTATTGCTTTGATCGAAACATCAATCTCAATAGAAGACAAAGCTGGTGATCTGACTGAAGATAATCCATGGGACTCAAACCATGTGTTGTTCATTCCGACAACCAGCCTTGGGAACCTATTAAACGGACCAATTGCTGAAGAAATCGAAAGACCTGTGCAGATCATACAGGCAAAAAGAGGCAACGTCCTGTTAAGCATTCAGCGTGATTTTAACCCTGTTAGTGTTCTGACCAAAGGAGAATGTAATGTTTTCCCGTCATGGCCGAATGTTAATATGTGTTATTCTCTTTATTTGGCAAGCGCTGCAACGTGGGCATAGGATAGAGCCGTCAACACGGACGGCTTAATACTTCTTTGACATGACAAATCTGGAAGCAATTAAGGCAAGGGTGTCATATCCCTTGTCAGCCAAAGCATTCGAACTCGCTTTAGTGGGGAGATCACTAACCACTACCGGAACATTTGACGCTTCTGCAGATCAGCAAGCCTTTGACTTGGCCTATGCTGACGCATTAACGAGCTTACTTACTTCTCCGGCAAGTGTTTCAGAGGGTGGATTTTCTGTTTCAAAATCAGACAGGGATACAATTCTTGGGTTGATTACTCCTATTTATAATAGGTACGAAGTGATAATCCCAACTCTTAAACCTACAGCAACATTCGTAAGGCGATGGTAGAACAATATCCAGATAGTATTACTGTTACTGTTTCGACTCCGGCTATTCAGGATGAAAGTACTGGACGATGGACGTCGGGGTCGGCAGAAACATTTACTTGGGATTGTCGGGCAGAAATAAACGGAGCAGAAAGAAAGGTAGCTATTGCAGATGGGACATTACTGGACTATGCATTCGATATTTATCTTCCTTCCATGGAAACGGTTGTTCCTTTCGACTCTCCTTACCAGCTTACAAAAGGAGGCGCAATTTACTCAGGGACGATAAAGGGCGCAGCAAATGGGCAGTTAAATTCAAGATTGTGGGCATAACAGCAGACTTCGACATTGGAGATATTAACCAATCAAACGAAGAGCTGGTAGCGGAAGTCGAGAATAAAATCATTATGGCAATGCAATACGCTGGCGATGATTTCGTGGCGGCTTGCAGGGAACAACCACAAGGACATGAACTTGGGTTTTATAATGACAGGACTGCAAATCTAAGAAACTCCGTAGGTTACCTTATTTACAAGTATGGCGAATTGGTTCATGAGTCTGTAACCAGATTTCCGGCAGAAAATCGGGCAGCGGTTGCGGATCTTATAGATAATGGAGCAATAGTTTTGATAGGAATTGCCGGGATGGATTACGCTTCATATGTTGAATCAAGAGGTTATAACGTAATTACGATACAGCGGGATCAGCTTTATATTGACCTTGATATTTACTTTAAGGACATTCAGGTAGCAATCGAAAAGTATGGCAGCAATTAATTTCACATCATCAAGCAAGTTTGTTGATACAGTCTATGGGTTGCTGAGCACGTTAACAGTAAAGAGGTATCAACATACCAAGCCATCAAATGCGAAGGATTCCGAATACATCGTTATCAATGCGCTGCCAGTTCCGGCAGGGGTAATGCAAGTTGGGTATGTAAATGTAAATTATTTTGTCAAAGACATAAATCCGGGAGTTCCTGATATAACTAAACTTCAGGCTGGCGAAGAAAGGGTAATCGCACTTCTAAAAAAAGTTACAGCCTCAGATAAAACCTACATGATTGATATTGAAAGCCAAGAAACCTTCCGGGAAGAATCTGCAGGGGAGCACTATTCAAATTTGAGGTTTAGCTTTAAATTTATTAATTATCAAACACCTCCTGTACAAATTCCGTGGGACGTGGATAGTATTAATGTTGACATTAATGACGAAAGATTAGACATAGATTACTCATAATTTAATGATATGAAAAAATACTTAATTACAGCGCTTTTTTTAATTATAAGTACACTTGCTTTCGGTCAGGCTGCTAAGGTTCCCATGGGCATTCATATGACGCCTGCCAATGCTTTTCCTATAATCAATAAAGCTATTGATACTCTGAATAAAGTAAGTGATAGTGTTAAAACAAAAGCACCTATCCATAATGCTCATCTCACGGGATTAACATTATTAGAACAGTTAAAGATTTCAGCAGGAGGCGTTACGATTACAGCGATCACTTCAGATGGCACTAATATACATTTCTGGTCAGGGGTGACAGAACTGGCAGCCGTCCCGGGTAGTGGTAGTACAACATGGGGGAACATTACAGGTTCATTGGCAAGTCAAAATGACTTAACAAGTGCTTTAAATGCCAAGGCGCCTGTGTCAACCACGATGACAACCTCTCATGCTGCAAATGGAGTTACGACCCAAAAGATTATAAATTGGGATTTGGCTTATGGCTGGGGCAATCATGCATCGGCAGGATATGCTTTAAATAGTGCTTTATCAAGTTACGCTTTAAATAGTGCTTTAGCAGGTTATGTCCCGACTTCAAGAACAGTTAACGGTCATTCACTTTCTGGGAATGTTTCTGTAAGTACAACTGATTTAAGTCTGAATAATGTTGACAATACTTCAGACGCAACAAAGAATGCAGCATCCGTTACACTGACTAATAAAACACTTACATCTCCAAAGATAAATGAGGATGTAGCAATGACAACGACATCAACTTATCTTAACCGGGTTGATGCTACAAGTTCTATACAGGGACAGTTAAATGCAAAAGCAGTAGCGATTAATTTTTATGTTTCTAATACCGGATCAGATGTAGCAGACGGATTAACACCAGCAACAGCATGGCAGACAATATCAAAAGTAAATGCAAGTACATTTAATCCGGGATCTTCAATACTTTTCAATAAAGGCGATACATGGAGAGAAGAGTTGATTATTCCCTCTAGTGGCATTTCTAGTTCCTATATTACATTCGGCAGTTATGGCACAGGCAATGCGCCTCAAATACTCGGTTCGTCATTAGTAACGGCATGGACAAGTGACGGGAGTAATGTATGGCATTCAACTACAACAGTCAGTAATCCTTACGCCTTGACATATAATGGAAATGTTTATTTTAAAGAAACTAGTGGATTGATTACATGGGGAAAGGTAAAGGTAGCAAACAGAGCAGCTTTAGTATCAGAATATCAATGGGAATGGGAATCAAATCATATTTATATTTATTCTCCGACTGATCCAAATACAAGATATTCAGGCGTAGAAGTCACACAAAGAGCAATAGGTATTTCCCTGAATAGCAAAAGTTATATAACTATTGACGGACTAGAGGTTGCGTATGCTAATGCAGGGGGAATAGATGAAGGTATTTTCCCATTTGTAAATCTGACGGGGTTAATTGTTAAGAATTGCAATATTCATCATACTGGAATTAAGTCGAGTGCGGCAGGTTATGGACTTGGGCTGGCTCACTCAAATATGCTCATTCAAAACAATATCATTCATGACTCCGGTAGAAGAAATATATCGTTAAATCTTTATGCAGCAAATATTCAGGTAAGCAGTATCATAGTTGAAAACAACACTTTATATCGTGGGTTTCATACCACCGGGGTTGACATTGAAACAGATGGAGCAGGTACATTGGATAATTTAATTATCAGAAATAACCTGATTTATGATGATATTACAGAAACATTAGACGGGGTTGAAAGTCATGGAGCTGATGGTATATTTATTGGCGGAGGAACAGGGCTGACTAATATTTATATCTATAACAATCTCGTAAAAAATACGACAAAATTTGCTTTAGAAATCAATTACTCTCAATCAGTTTATGTCTATAATAACACTTTTTACGGCGTTAATCCCAATGTTCCTGAGTTTGGTCTTGGACTAGTCGGATTACTTAATTCAGCAAATTGCACATTTAAGAATAATATTCTTTATAATAATGCCAGTAGTGTTGGTGGTACTCGTCATTATGCTTGTTTGGTTTTAAGTGGCGCAGGCAATACTATGACTTCTGATTATAATTTATTTTACAATACGGACGCAACGCAAAGGATGTTTTATTGGAAAATCTGGCAGAATGACTATACAGTGTCAC